TAAACCTCGTACCCGAGCACAAACACGTGCGCAATCCCGTGCTAAAACACCAACACCGAATTACGACGCTATTACCCGGCGAATAACGCGCGCTCAAACAAAAAAATACCAAAGCCAATCGCATATAGATAATGCGACACCCGAAGTGTTGGTAAACAAACAAACAATTAATGCGACGAAATTACGTATATTACATGATATCGCAGGCAGTTTCTTTTCGGACATCATTGGACAAAACATGAATTTATTTGTAAATGCTCTCAAACACGACATTATGCGTAATGGTCCCAAACATTCGAATATCCAGCGGCTTCACGTTGCGGATTTCATACCCTATAAACTGCGCAATGAACCAACCACAGTGTTATGCGATCAATGTGTCATTCCTCTCACGGTAGACGAGCCCGACCTCAATGAACAATCAGATATAGAAACCATACGCAATGTTCATTGGATATTCAGTATATTGGACCCAAAATCTTCCGTCAAAAATCAGCCGAATAAATGGTCGCGAAAAGATTTCATTGTGTACGACCCATATGAATACAATATGCAAGAACCCAATTCCAATCAGTTTTGTCAAACCAACGCATTAATCATTGCGAAAAAGTATTATACTGGACAACCGATACAAAAGTACAATAATGTGTTTGAAGCATACGAAGATATAATCCGTTTTTGGGAGTATTTGTTTGGGTTAAAAGAAATAAAAACCAAAATAACCGAGCAAAAAATAAAAGAGACACTTACTCCTATATTTGAATTAAACGAAAAAGAGGAAAAGTACAAGAATGCTGTTAGAGAAGTCATTCAACAATTTCCCAATACGATGGATGGCATATTGGCTATAATGAAAACGGAAAAAGCGAAACGCATATTCCCTAAATGGAAATAAACAAAAAAACGAAATAAACGAAAAAATAAAAAACGAAATACACACACCGTATACAAATCGTATGCTGTATGTGTTCGCATTTTTTGTTTGTTTTGTTTTGTTTTGTTTTTGTGTTTTGTTTTTTTGTTCTCGATAAGGACCAATTCTTCATGGCAATTCCGTGGTAGCCGTTGCCGCCAAAATTGCGCTGGCGCATCCAAACAAGGCAGACACAACACACACGGCGGTGTATCGCAAAATGTTGATTTTAGAAACCACAAACACATATTTGTCTTCATAAATATGTGTTTTGTCTTTGGCAGCGGCAGCGGCCGGTTTTGCGGAGGATTGTTCCGTTAATTCCACCGGAACAATATTGCGAAACATTCGCATTGGTTCCGCCTGAACAGACGACAAATTCGTTTGCGAAACAACATATCCTCCCATATGATGTCGAATGATAATACGATGTGTAAGAGTAGTCTGTTGTTCAATATCCAAAAAGTGCCCGTACATATCTTCTTCCGGTTCGTGGATAGCAACCTTGACGGGGGCGGAGGCGTTTTGTGCGTAATTCATTTTATGAATGCGGATAGGCGGATAGAGTAAAGTAATTATATTCTGTTCGTTTGTTTTTGCTTGTATTTCCGATTATTATTATAAAAGTATTTCAATTTTATTGGATCAGGCGCGCATGTATTTTTATATGGCAGTAATCGTTTTTTGTTTATGAACAACCGCAACATTTTTTTCAGCCACACTAACCAACGATTGCTTCATATACTTGACTAAAATAACATTTGTGTTCATTAACTCCGCACTGGGCAACGACGCGAACCACTGATATTTCGACCGTTTTAGTATTTCATCTTCCGGAATACAAACGCCGACACAATGTGATGAAAGAGGCAAGTACTCTTCTCCCATCCAATCTTCTAATAAAGCAGGACGTCCATTTGCCAATCGCAGTCCCACCATTTCCGCAGTCAACATTTGAACATCTCCTTCCCCAATATGCTGTACACACCATTGCGATATGTCGCCCACAAACTCGTGTTCATTGGTAAAATGGGGAGATTGACACCGCTTTTTCAAATATTGGACATATTTCTTCACGACTTCGTTGTTTTTGTTGGCCCCAAAAATATGGGTATGCGGCATAAAAGACGGTTGAGTGGACTGCGACATGGAATGGAACGAATGATTTTGTGTTTCACAAACAAACATTTTATCTCCCGAAGTCGCTTGATGATATGTGTCTACTAAAGATTGAAAACACAAAAAGGAGTTCGGCAAAACCATACCGCCATAGTAATACACCAGTTCTGCCATTCCAATTGCCCGATATCGCGATTTCATAGGTTCCGCAATAGACGCTAAATCTAAGTCCCACGAAGGAATGAGTTTATTGAAAGTTTGGTCATCAATCAAACATACGTGAAAATCGTCGCCACAATGCTCAATAATCGACCGAATGGTTAAATGAATATAGGGTTGATTTAAATCATAGCTAGAGCGAGAATGAAAACTCTCCCATTTGCGTGCGTTGTATTCGAACTTGCTGTGTATCCATATTTTAGGCTTGTTGTATCCATACAGAGGCGATTCGTTCAACAAATAATTCTTAATCATATCGTATTCATCTGTGGGGGCAAACAACGCTTTCCAACGCTTGCTGGCGTAGGCCGATATTAATATCATACTCAGCACAAATAAAACATAGTATATATTTTTACCCGTAAACATAATATATACTATGTATTCTTAAAAAAACACGCATATACAAAACAAATATCCAAAGACCCAAAGACCATTCTATAATCGTATGTAAATGTCCATTCTCCATTTCTGTTCCATAAGAGGAACAGAAATAGAACCATAGCATATATGCTATCCTCCCGGATTTTACTCCTGTGGAATAGACGTTATCGTCTATTCTAAAAATCGATGCGCGTCCGGCGCACCAATTTTGTAAAAGTATTATACACTTTTATAGATGATTTTTTACTCATCCGCGAATAGGCGCTAATGTCTATTCTCCAGGGCGAATACCCTATATGCTATTTTTCTCCCTTGGAATTGGGATGTTCTCAGTAATAAATCAAATAGTCTATATTATATTTGGACTCGTTATACCGTATATTGGATGTAAACATAACATTATTGACTTTACATATTTGGCGTATCATATTGGTGAATGAATTGTAGGTAGGTTTGCGCGTAACATAAAATTGTTTAGACGCGTGGTAGTAGTCGCGGATGGATTCTGAAAAACGGGTGTGAATGTCGTTGTATAAATATTTTTTGTATGCGTTCTTATCAATCAAATAGTATTTATCCGTTTTTAAACATATTTCATCCAAGACATCAAACAGCATTTGAATGGGTATGATACTGCGGAATATTTGTTTTGCCATTATTATGAATACAGGTATATTAAATAATGAGTTTAATATAATCAGAGAAAAATATAGATATACAGATTTTTTAACAATACCGGTGTTTTATGATGACGTGGACATCATAAAAAGAAAAAAGGAAAAACTCCCTAAAGAAAACACTTTTTGTTTTTGTTTTATATTTGGTCCATGTTTTATGAATAAATTTTATCTTCCGATGAAACGGCATCAACTCCGACTTCCGTGGTATTTGTATCCGCCGACGTTTGATTGCGTTTCCATTCCACCTTGAGCTTTTCCAAATACAGAATTGCGTCCATATGTTCTTCTTGCGCGTGCTGTATCCAATCCAACACCGATAAATCGGTTCGGTCTAAATCGGTTCCGTATTTTTTCTTGCCGAACGCGGAACGGTCTAAAAACTTTTGTAATACAGAAATAACGATACTGTCTGTATCGCGTTTAGACACCATCATGATATCGTCAAAAATCGTGGGAACAACGGGGTCGGAGCTCATCGGATGAATTGGACAAGAAATGTATAATACAGTACGAATACTCTTTATATTGTTTTCCTAAATAAAATTCCAGAATAAGTTGGTCTAATGTCTATTCTACAGGATTTTACTCCTGGAGAATAGACGCTAAAACACAGAAACATATAGATTATTGGTAAACAGAGACAACTCAATGCTATGTTCGTGTATGTTGTTAAACACAATAATATACTCACACAACAGTGGTATAATTTTGTATTTTTGCTCTTCGCTCAACGTTTTAGTTGATTTCACAAAAGAATAAAAATAGTCTAAAATATCAATGACGGAATACCCCTTGTCGTGGATTTTGTGTAGTATTTGTATCGCGTTTTTTAATTGCTTCTTGCGCAAAGCATCAATGTATTCTTCAAACTGGTGAGTATATATAGTAGAACATAGTTGTTCGCACATTTCGAATGACATAGGTATACTCCCGCATTCGGTTTTAGAATAAATGTAAATTTTCTCTAAATGATTAATTACGTTTCGAATAGACCCACCGGATTTAGATAGTAAATATTCTTTCGCGGCAGGTTCTATGTTCATATCTTCGCGCCGAATAATATCTTCCATAATCGTTTGTATTTGTTCGGTGTTGGGAGAAGAGATGTTGATAATATGTAGCCGCGATTGTAGACTTTCTATTACTTTTTGGACATTGGTACAAGACGAAATAAAATGAACATTGTTCTTGTATTTGTCTAAATAATTTCGAAACACTTGTTGACTTTGTTCGTTAATTGTATCGATGTCATCAATCATAATGATTTTCTTTTTGCCGTAAATGGAACAGTGCGACTGACAAAACGTTTTGGTTTCATTGCGAAAATAATTCACACCCTGTTCTTCCAAATTGTTAATAATCATTATGTTGGTTTCTGGAATGGCGTCATTTTTGTCCAACCCGTAGTATTCGCGAAGCAGCGCATACAAGAGTGTAGTTTTGCCCGAACTGGCATTGCCAATAAAGAGAATATTCAAGTCGTCGATTTTCAATAGTGTATTCAAAATGCTGGTGAGACGTGTGTCCGCGTTTATTTCGCGAACATAATACGGTTTATATTTTGTAATAAAGGATGTAGAGTAATTAGCAGTCATAATAAATAACTACGATTTGTACTATTTATATTCTTTGAGTGAAGGGAGATAACAACATACGCCATAAAATTGATGGCATTGTATGTGTGGATTTCTATTTACAGAAAATGAAACGACTGGTTCTGAACTGTTGTAGCGCAAAGTTATCGCGAACTAAAAGGAAACATCGAATTGGATACTGAAAAAATACCGGCAACTGTTGCTAAATG